CAGCATATGCAGTATTTCTTATATCTGATTCAACATTTTAATATTGTTGGTATGTGTGGTGACTATAATGGCGGTGTCCAGTTTATTAACTCCTGTAATGAGAGTGCTTTATTCAAAGAACAAAATATAAAAATTGGCGTTATCGAGGTTGACTTAGAAAAACCTGAAAATTGGCATTCTGATATTCTATCTTTCAAAAACCAACTTAATGTTAAGGATAGGAAATATTGTATCTTAAGAAAGCCCACTTCTAATTGGATTAGAAATGCTAATGAGATGTTACAAGCGGCGATAGACCACAAAAGAATTTTATTCGGGGCTAGGGCAGTGGACACTCACTTTAACGAGCAAAGAAAAAAGAATATGCCCATAGATAAAATTAAATGGGATATAAAGGCACCCTCGGCCTCTAAGGGAGCAATGATGATTGATCTTATAGATCATCAAAAGTCAATTGTTGAATTAACTAAAACTGAATGTGCCAATATCGAGGTTATCGCAAATCCGCAAGGATCTCAGTCATTTAATCTGCCTCAAAACTTTAGAAGGCAAAAAGGCCCACACAGAGCAAGAAAAGACTCTTATTCTGCTTTAGTTTTAGGGAATTGGTTTGCTAAGGTTTATTTCGATTCTGAAAACGCTTCTCCAGACAGAAAACCCGAAGGCACTTTTATTCCATTTGCAATTTGAAAAGTTTCAAAGTAACTTTTATAACTTTGGTGTAAACTTTGATATGCCTCGGAAATATACTAAAAGATCAGAATACTGGGAAAACCTAAAGAAGAAGGAGGTTCCTATAGAAGATTTATTAAAATCTCAAGAGGAAGACGAGTTCTTGCCCCAGTTAATTGGCGAGTCGATTTATAGTTCTAGCGAGGCGTCTAGGCTCAGCGGTCCAACAGCAAGAACCGCCTCACGAACCAATAGGGTTGCAAGATCTGGTGTAGGAGGAAAATTTGATAATATTGAAAAAGGTATATTGCCTTTTAATTATTCCAAGGATTCCGCTGACGTTAGCGAGTCTATTGAGCTTTGTCAGAAGGCTTATTTTAATATAGCCAACTTTAGAGGGACTATAGATCTTTTATCAGAATTTGCTGATTCAGAGTTATATGTGGAGGGGGGTAACGAAAAGTCTAGGAAATTCATTGAGGCGTGGCTTAAGAAAATTAATATGCATGATTTAAAAGCGCAATACTTTAGAGAGTATTATCGTTCTGGCAATGTTTTCCTTTATCGTATTGACGGTAAGATTCCTCTCAAAAATTCTCAAAAAATGCTGGACGCATATGGGGCAACCACCCGCAAGGAAATTCCTATTAGATATTTTCTTATTAATCCCACTGATATAGCTACAAAGGGGTGCGTTTCTTTTAGTGAGCATGAGTATTTCAAAGTTTTAACCGCTTTTGAGGTAGCGCGATTGAGGAACCCCCAAACGGAATACGAGGAGGAATTATTGATGTCGTTGCCTCCAGAGGCCCAAGAAGCGATTAAGTCAACAAAAGATGGGTATTCAACAGCTAAGGTTCAGATAAAATTAGATCCCAGATTATTACATGTTATCTTTTGTAAAAAACAAGATTATGAGCCAATGGCTGTGCCTGTGGGTTATTCTGTATTAGATGACATCAACAGAAAAATTGAACTAAAAAATATTGATCAAGCAATTAGTCGTTCTATAGAAAACGTCGTCTTGCTGGTAACTATGGGCAATGAGCCAGAAAAGGGAGGGATTAATCATAGGAACTTGGCCGCTATGCAGCAAATTTTCAAAAACCAAAGCGTTGGTCGGGTTCTTGTTTCTGATTATACCACAAAAGCAGATTTTGTTATTCCTGATATAAGAAAAGTTGTCGGGCCAGATAAGTATATTGTTATTAATAAGGATATTGAAGATGGTCTCCAAAATGTCTTGATCGGTGACTCGAAATATTCTGACGGACATATTAAAATGAAAGTATTCTTCCAGCGGTTAGAGGAATCTCGAAATTCGTTCTTAAGTGATTTTATCAATCCTGAAATCAGGAGGGTTTGCAAGGCGGCTGGCTTACGGTCTTGGCCTAAGGCTAAGTTTGCTAAAACCGACACGATGGATGATAACAACTTGGCTAAGCTGGCCACAAGGCTTATGGAGCTGGGTGTTCTTACTCCTGAGCAAGGTATGCAGGTTGTCCACACTGGCGCATTCCCAGAGCCCAAAGAAATGGGATCAGCGCAAGATAAATTTAAAGACGATAGGGAAAAGGGTCATTACATGCCCCTTGTCAATACAATTAACTTATATTCTGAAGATGGGGAGGGGGCTCCGAAAGGGGTGAAGGAACAACCCAAGAAGAGACCTGACGAAAAGCCTGAAGAGAAGCCTGTGTCGCCTTCTGGTGGTAGGCCTTTGGGCGTTTCTAATTCTACGACTTTCTCAAAGAAAAATATTATAGAGGCGACTAAAAAGTTAAATGAATTTGAATTAATAGCTTTCCGTGAGTTTGCGTCTAAGTTTGGCATTAAGAGGATGTCTAAACAGAAAAAAGAAATGGTAACACAGGTATGTGAGACAATTGTTATCGCCAAGGATGTTTGTGATTGGGAGGAGGCCTTGGCTGCTGTGGTTAATGATTTAGATAGTCTTACAGGTCTTAATGTGCATAAAAAGATATTGGAATTAGGGTGTCAACATCAATTAGATGATTTGTCTTCTGCAATTTTATATCATTCTACTCAAATTTCTGTGTAATAGAGAATATGCCATTGGATGATTTTAAAATTTGCCGTTTTGAAGGCTCAATAAAAAAAATAAGCGAAGAAGAATTTGAGTCATTTGGTCTTTCAGAAGGATCTATTAAGGACACAGCGCAATCATTATTGCCTGACGATTTTGATCCCGAAGAAAACATTGATGTGTTGCCTGTAGTCTTCAATTTGGCGAAAGTTAATGAATTCAATAAAAATGGAGATGGTATCGATGCTAAAACTGCCATAGCCGCCGTAAAAAGATTTATCAATAAGCCAATTAACATTGAGCATAAAAAAGATAAAATAGTCGGTCATATGATTAATGCGTCCTTCTCAAATCGAGAGTTTGACTTTAAAAACAACGACATCGAATCTTATGCCGACAAAAAAGAACCTTTTTACATAAATGCGGCAGGCCTAATATATCAACAAGTATACCCCGAGTTAGCTGAAGCAATTGTAGAGGCCTCTGATGAAGAAAGTGAGGACTATCAAAGCATCGCAACTAGTTGGGAGCTTGCCTTTAGGGATTTTGAGGTAGCAGTAGGGTCTTCCCTGTTAGAGGACTCCACAATAGCAGAAGGTGCTGACAAGGAAGACCTTAAACAATACATCAAGGGTTTAGGAGGCGACGGAAAAGACGAAAACGGCAACCTTGTTAATAGATTAATTGTTGGTCAAACATATCCGCTGGGAGCAGCATTAACAAGAAACCCTGCTGCTGCCGTTAAGGGCATTTATATGGAGAAAGACGCCTCAGAAGATAAAAATATAGAAAAAATTTCCCGAAACGCCAATATAAATGTAAAGTCTGACAAATTAAAAAGCATTTTTAATATGGAAAAACAACAATTCGAAGAACTTATCTCTAAGTTGACAAAGAGTGTTGCCTCAGCTGTGAGGGAGGACTCGGAAGTTAAAAACGTTGGTCAAAGTATTCGTGATGCGCTCACTGAGCACAACGAATCTTGGACCTCCAAAATTGAAATAGAACAGGAGGCCAAGGCAAAAGCTGAAGCCGAGCTTGCAGAGTTACAAGACTCTTTTAAGCAAGCCAAGGAAGAACTTGACTCACTTAAGAATGATGTTGAAGCGAAAGCTGCGGTTGATCTCTTTAATGACCGTATGAACTTTATCGACAGCGACTACGAGCTTAATGAAAAAGAGCTTGTATTGGTTACTGCTGAAGTGAAGGAATTGGGTTCTTCTGAAGAAGATTTTAATACCTATAAGGAAAAGCTTGAGGTGATTTTTGCACACAAGCTTAAGAAAAACATCGAAGCTCAAGAAGCTGAAATCAAAGCGCGTATTAATGAGGCTGTCGCGAACCGTGAAGATGGTGAGACGGACAGCACTGAGAGTGCCGCTTCTGAAGAAGCTGAAGAAGCTGGAGATGAAGAGCTTGAAGTTGAGGGGGAGGCGGAAGCCGCTGTCCCCAATAACAATGGAGAAGCTAGCGAAACACTTTCTCTGGTCGAAAGACTTAGAAACAACTTCTGTGAAATAGAAGTATCTTAATTAAACAAAAAACTAATCATGGCTTACGAAATTACACGTTTGTTGCCCTTCCGTCAATATAATGATACTGATGTTATCAATTTTTATTCTCTTGACGCTGAAACGGGCGAAGCGGGTTCTGTTGTGAAAGTCAGCGCTGCTGACCTTCAAAATGAACCTGTGCAGTATGTGCAAAGAGGCGATTCTGACTCTTGGCAAACTACTATGGGTAACGCCCTGTCAATGTATCCTGAGGTGCCTTATAAGCTCACCAAAGTAAGTGATACTGGGGCAGGCGTTAAACCGTTGGGAATCCTGTTGCGAGATGTTCGTAACAAGGACGAAAATGGGGAAAATCTTTTATATTATCCTCAGAAAAAAGAAGAACTTCAGTGTGTGGTTTCTGGCGAAGCCGTTCCTGTTGCGACCAAAGGGCTTTTCACTATTAATGTTAAAGGCTTGGGAGGCGGGATTGCTCCTACTGTAAATCAGTGGGCGATTCCTTCTGCGAATGGAACGGTGAGCGGAGTTACCGCAACTGCGGCTAACCACGCCACACTGGCCACTCACTCTATCGGGCAATTTATTGCCACGGGTCACCGTGGAGAAGACACCTTACAGGATGCCTTTTCTGGTTCGTATGCAATTCTTAACCTTAACTGCTAATAATTTACGAAAATGAAAATCACAATTAAACAAACTGATGATCAATTAGCTCTTATCCGTGCGATGGGATCTAACAATCGTGAAGAAGCTTATGAGGCTCAAGCGGCTGTTGCAGAATTGCTCTCGCCTGTTGTGTCGGAAGTTATCAATAACGCTCCAACTATTGGGAATCTGTATAACACGATTTCTTATGGAGAGTATGAAAATCCTTCTCTTCCTCTGGATCTTTTCCACGATATTAACGATGAGAACTACATTCAGGTGTATTCTCAACAGGTTGCTGGGGGCCTTCCTTACAGTCAAGTCTTTCCTGCTCACAATGAACTCAAGTTCAGCACTTACACTTTGGACAGTGCTCTCGCGTTTGATCGCAAGTATGTCCGTTCGTCGCGCCTTGATGTTGTAAGCAAGACTTTCACTAGGATGGCTCAAGAAGTCTTATACAAGCAGACCAAGACCGCGTTTAACGTGCTTGCGACTGCTTTGGTAAAAGGCAAAGGTAACACGAATACTGCTGGCAGTCAGATCATTGCATCTAGTGCTGCGGACCGTTTCGTGCTTGCTGATTTTAATAACTTAATCACCAAAAGCAAGAGAATTAATAGTTCTTTCGATCACGGGACTCCCATCGGTGGAGTTAAGTCTGGGATCACCGATCTTTTGGTTTCTCCAGAAATGGTCGAGGAACTCCGTGCTATGGCTTACAATCCAATTAACACGGCAGGAGCACCTTATGCCTCTGCTCTTCTGGACAGTCTTCCTGCGCCAGAAAGTCTCCGCGAGGAGATGTATCGGTCTGCTGGTCTTCCCGCTTTCTATGGTATTAATATCATGGAAATCAACCAACTGGGTGTTGGACAACTGTTCAACAAGCTCTTTGGCGCTATCGTTGCGTCTGAAAGCGCCACTGTTGCTGGTGGAGGGGGCGGAACATGGTCAACTACTGCTGATGAGATTCTCATCGGCATCGACCGCACCAAGGATTCTCTTATCCGCCCGACCGTGGTGGGTGAAGGAAGTCCTTCTGAGTTCCAAGTTCTTGTGGACGATCAGTTTTCTGTTCGTCAGAACAAGATTGGTTACTACGGTAAAGTCGAAGAGGGTCGTATCTGTATCAACGATAAGGCTCTTATCGGACTGGCTGTGTAAGCAACCTATGTCAATCATAAAAGGAGCCGTCCCGAAGGGGGCGGCTCTTTTTATTGATATTTTATAAAAAAAAACTATCATATTGTATGAGCAAGAAGAAGTCTGCGAAAAAGAAAACCGCTCCTGAAAAACAAGTTTCGAAGGGCGTTGAAAAGAAACATCTAGAAGAATTTGATGTTACTGACGGAAAAGACAGGGATGCTTT